CGGTAACGAGGATGGCTATCTATCTCAATCGTACCAGTGGGTTTGGCCAACGCTTTACCCCACCCGGTCCCTCTCCCTATGCAATTGATTTCCTTGGTGAAATTGATAATGGGCTGCAGCGATCGCCCGTTAACATTAGTCGAATAATTAACGACGTCAAGTTATTCGGTTCCAACCAACTTAAGATTCATGATCCCACCTTCCTTTATGTCTGTTCTCAAGCCTACAGAGTCTTCCAAACGAGCAAAGTCCGACCTTACCACCTTAATGATTTCATGGCTCTTGATCTTGATATCCTATCAAGTTCGCCTGGTCTACCCTGGATGGCAAATGGGTTCAAGACAAAACGTGATGTGGTCGAAGATTCCAGCGCAAGGAATTCTATCCGATGGTTCTGGCACCGTGTTAAGAACGATGAAGATGTCAGTGCGCCCGACTGTGCCGCCTTTTTACGAACTCACCTTGTTGTATCTGGTGAATCTAAGGTTCGAGCCGTCTGGGGATACCCTGCCACTTTGACCTTCATGGAGGGATGCTTTGCTCTCCCGATGATCGAACAATTTAAGTTCGGTTCGACTCCCATCGCCTATGGTTTTGATATGGCGACTGGTGGCGCAAGGAAGTTGTGGAACGACCTTGGCTCTTACAAGCATTATGTTTGTATGGATTACAAGAGCTTCGACAAAACTGTGTCGAGACAGTTGATCAAGGTTGCCTTTGATATTATGCTCATGAACCTCGATTTGTCTGGGTATCGTGATGCTGGCATTCCTGACGTACGTCGGTTGACCAACGCTTGGTTCTATCTTCGTGATTATTTCATAAACACGACCATTAGGATCTGCAATGGTAAGAGATTCCGCAAACCGGCAGGCGTTGCGAGTGGCTCATTCTTCACTCAGATTGTTGACAGTATTGTCAACTGGATCATAACAATGTACGCTTTTACTAAGGCCAAGAGCGTGCCCGATTACTTCAAGGTATTCGGCGATGATAGTGTCATGGGTTTTAAGCAAAGACCATCTTATCAAGAAGCTTTTGATGTGATCGATTCATCTGGCATGATGGTTAACCATGAGAAGTCAATTATCACTGACGATCGTGATCAGGTTGAGTTCTTGGGGTTTAAGATCCAGGGTGGTTTCCCTAATCGTGACTATCACAAGTGGATTTCACTTTTGTACCACCCAGAATATCCTGATGATAGTTGGGATGACTTCGCAAGTCGTGCTACAGGCCTGCTGTACGCCAACGCTGCAATGGACACCTGCTTCGATTTGACGTGCAGAGCTGTGATCAAGGCCTTTCCATTCGACCTAATCCTTTCCAAATCGAT